ATCGTCGCCAACACGGCGTCATTGCACAACTCGGAGCTAATCCCCATGGCCATCCTCGCCAACCTGACCCAAGTCGATCCTCGCGATGCTCTCATTGCCGAACTGCAAGCCAAGCTTGCGGCACAGTCCGCCCCTAAGGCCTTGACGATGAAAGTCTCCGAGAAGGGTGCGTTGTCCATCTACGGCCTTGGCCGCTTCCCGGTCACCCTCTATCGCGGCCAGTGGGAACGCCTCATGGTTGCCAAGCCGACTATTGAGGCCTTCATCAAGGCCAACGATACCCTGCTCGCCGTCAAGGCCTAGCCCTCACGCTGCACTGCACCATCGCAATCCATTGGGCCTGCCCTCGTCGCCGGGGGTGGGCCCAAAATTTTGTCTCGCGCGGGGGCGCAGACTACCCCAACAAATTGTGCATAAAATTTGAATGATGCATACAATGCCTACCCCAACAAATTGCGTGCAAAAATTGAAATGTATGTATAATGCTGGCGCAAGCCGGGCTTGACAAGCAGCGGATTTCGTGTCATGGTGGTAGGTGAGAATGGGAGTTCGGTCGATGCTTGAAGGCTTCATCAACGTCAGTGCCATCCTCCGCTGCGGGGTCTACGCCCTCGTCCGCGAAGGGGTTGTAGTCTACGTCGGGCAGTCGAAGAAGATGCTCGGGCGGGTTGCTGCGCATAAGTCCAACTGGGGGCGGAAGTCGATGCCCGCATGGATGCCCGCATCGTTGCGTGGCGTTCTCTTCGACGAAGTTCACGTCCTCCCCTGCAAGGTTGAACAACTCGATCAGCTAGAAAAGGCCATCATCGACCTCTACAAGCCCAAGTACAACATCGCCCTCAAGTCCCCGCAACCCGTGGCCGCCCAGTTCACCATCACCATCGGCAATGCTACGTTGCCATTCAACGCCCCGCCGAAAGCTGGGCCAAGGTTCGAACGAAGGATTTAGTTGTGACCCTCCAACGCGGCCACATTCGCGCCAAGCAGCCGGAACTCTCTGGATTCCGATCGCTGTCGCGTGAGGACCTCGCGTTGCTCTCGGAGAAGCGCCCCGCCGTTACCCTCCAAACCCTGCGCGACTCCCATCACCGGATCGCCCGGTCGATGGCCGCTGGGTTGCCCAATCATGAAATCGCCTCCTTCTGCGGCATTTCCATTAACCGCGTCTCGATGCTTAAGAAGGACCCGGCCTTCATGGAGCTTGTCGCCCACTACCGCGGCGTCATCACGGCCGAGTACGTTCGCACCGTCGACAACTTCATGGAAGTCGCCACTGGCAACATGCTTAAGGCAGCGACGATGCTGTCAGACAAGCTCGACGACGCAATGGACAAGGGCGAGTTCCTCCCCACCCGCGACCTAATCGCCATCCAAGACACCGGCGCCGACCGCTTCGGCTACGGCAAGATGCAGAAGAACCTCAACGTCAACGTCGACTTCGCTTCGCAACTCGAGCAGGCCCGGCGCCGATCTGCCCAAGCCCGAGACGCCAGTCCGCCCCTAGCTCCTGCAATTGAGCACAACCCCGCTGCTCAATCGGCCCCCGCGCCAACTTCACCTCCGGTAACGGTGCGGGGGCTGCCTAACTTTCGGCGCGTATAATGGTTGGACCCGGTGCGTCGCCGCTCATCGGGTCCCAACAGAGGGCAGCCCCAAGTGCTTGATCGCCTAGATGGTAGTCGGACATCAACCAGCGCCGATCGCCTTGGGGCAGCCCCGACCCCAGCCGAAGGCATGTCCGCTGGCCTCATGGAATGGCTCGCCGAAGTCGCCGACGACCCCTACGCCTTCGCCCTCGGCGCATTCCCTTGGGGCACTGAGGGCACCGTCCTCGCCAAGCACGTCCTCGACCCGTGGCAAGTCTGGGTCCTGTGCGCAATCCGCGATCGGCTCATCAACCCCGAAGAGGCCATCCAGATCGCAGTCGCTTCCGGCCACGGCATCGGCAAGTCCGCCCTCGTTGCCATCATCATCCTTTGGGCCTTCACCACCTACCCCGACACCCTTGGCATCGTTACCGCCAACACCGAGACCCAGCTAAAGACCAAAACATGGGCCGCACTCGGCAAGTGGTTCAACCTCTGCTGGTTCGCCCGCGATCACTTCACCCTCAACGCCACCTCGCTCATCTCCAAGGACCCAACCCGCGAGCGCACGTGGCGCATCGACATGATCCCGTGGTCCGAGAAGAACCCCGAAGCCTTCGCCGGGATGCACAACGAGGGCAAGCGCATCCTGATCATCTTCGACGAAGCCTCGGCCATCGCCGATATGATCTGGGAAACCACCGAGGGCGCCCTGACCGACGCCAACACCCAAATCATGTGGCTGGCCTTCGGCAACCCCACCCGCAACTCCGGCCGATTCCGTGAGTGCTTTGAAGGAGGACGGCATAATGAGTTCTGGCTCCATCGGCAAGTGGATTCGAGGACTGTGGCCATCACCAACAAGGCCCGCTTCGACAAATGGATCAAGGCCTATGGCGCTGACTCTGACTTTGTCCGTGTGCGTGTCCTTGGCCAGTTCCCCCGAATTGGCGAGATGGAGTTCTTCTCTGCAACAGACATTGACGCCGCGATGTCTCCGGACCGAGAGGTGTTCGTGGATGCCTTCACTCCCTTGGCCATCGGCGTTGACGTCGCCCGGTTCGGCCGCAACAACTCCGTCATCTTCCCCCGCAAAGGCCGCGATGCGCGCACCCTAGAGAAGAAAGTCTATAACGGCATCTCCACGACCGAACTCGCCACCCGCGTCCACGACACCTACACCCAATGGCGCCCCGATGGCATCTTCATCGACGGCGGCGGTGTCGGCGGCGGCGTGGTCGACCAATGCCGCAACCAACGCCTCTTTGTGTGGGAAATCCAGTTTGGCGCCAAGGACTCCATCACTGGCGTCGTATTCGACAACCAAGGTGAACGCTATGCCAATATGCGTGCCGCTATGTACGGCGCTGCTCGCTCGTGGCTCAAAGGCGGCGCCCTGCCCCCGGACCCCGACCTGCGCACGGCCATGCTCGCAATTCGCTATACGTTCAACGTCAAGGATGAAATCCAACTTGTCGCCAAAGAGGACCTCCTCGATGACAACCCCGACCTCGATCTGGACACGCTGGATGCGTTCGTTCTTACGTTCGGTGGACCGCTGGCTCGAAATCCCGACGCCGGAGGAGAACACCAACAACACCGCAAGCCGAACGAGGCCATCCACGAATACGATCCCTACAGCGAAGAACGGATGAACGCATGATCCACAGCCGCATTGATTTGCACAGGATACCGAAAGCCTTGGCCGGGTGCTCCGTCGACCCCGTCACCCTCAGCGCGCTGGCCCTCGGCGGACTTGCGGGCGGGGCAGCTTCTATGATCGGTGGAGGCTCAGGCGCAGCGCCAACCCCCACTGCACCAACCCCGCCGCCAACCCAACAGCAAGCGGCCCCGCCCGTGCAACAGCCGCAGGGCCAAAAGAACGGCATGCCCCCGCCTTCTCAGCAATCCACCTTCCTTGGCACTGGGGCCATTCCGCCGGTGCAGTCGGGGCAGAAGAGCCTCTTGGGACAATAGCCAACCCTGTAAAGGACACCACACTCTATGCCCGTAGTCCCCTTCGCTGCACAGGCTCTTGGCTCTGGCAAGGCCCCGTCGCAAGCCCCGCCGCCGGAGTCCTTTCAGTTGATGGCCGCTGCGCAGATGCACGCCGAGGGACGCCTCGTAAAGAAAGCCGACGATGGCAAATGAACTCAAGGCCAAAGCCTCCACCGCCGACGAGAAGGCCCTCAACTATTCGCAGGGCCGCCTCATTGGCCTTCGAGTCAATCGCTATTCATGGTGGACCCATTGGCGCGAACTGGCCGACTACTTCCTTCCCCGCCGCTACAAGTGGATCGTGACCCCCAATCAACAGTCCCGCGGGTCGCCCATCAATCAGCATATTTTGGATTCCACTGGCGTTATCTGCGCACGCAACCTGGCCTCTGGGTTGGTGAGTGGAAAAAGTTCACCAACCCGGCCGTGGTTCAAGTTGAGGGTGGGTACGATCGACTCCACACAAACCTCACCTGTATCCCTGTGGCTTGCGGAATGCGAGCGCATATTATATCTGATCTTCAGTGAATCCAACTTCTACAACTCCATCGCTCAGTTCTACTTCGATCTCGTGATCTTCGGCACCGCTGTGATTCTGATCTACGAAGACTTCGAGAACGTCGTCAACTGCATCAACCCCTGCGCTGGGGAATACTATATCGACATCGACGGCAAGTACCGGCCCACGATCTTCTATCGCGAATTCACCCTCACCGTCTCAGCCATCGTCAATGAGTTCGGCTATGACAATTGCAGCGAATCAGTAAGGAGCCTCTATGACGATCCCGGCGGTGCAAACCTTACTCGCGAACTCATTGTGGCGCACAGTATTGAACCAAATGACGACGGAAGAGCTAGTGAATTTGGTTTCTCCGATAGATTCAAGTTCCGCGAACTCTATTGGGAATGGGGAGGTTCTGCTTCTCCACAAGGCAGTAATTACCAGCCCCAAGGCTTCCTCCGCCGCAAGGGCTACTACTCTATGCCCAACATCTGCTGCCGATGGGACCTAGTCTCGAACGATGCCTATGGCCGATCCCCCGGCATGGATGGCCTGCCCGACCAAAAGCAGGTCCAACTCGAATCCCGCCGCAAGGCCCAAGCCATCGACAAGATGGTCAACCCGCCTCTCGTCGCCGATGTCCAACTCAAGAACCAGCCCGCCTCCCTCCTTCCCGGCGGCATGACTTACGTTCAAGGCTTCACCACCTCCGGCAAACCGGGCATCGCCAGCGTCTACGACACCAAGTTCCCCGTGCAGGAAATCTCCGAGGACATCAAAGAAGCCCAAATGCGGCTGGCCAAAATCTTCTTCAACGATGTCCTGATGACGGCCTCGCAGTACGAAACCCGCTCCAACGTCACCGCCGTTGAGTGGAACATGCGGAAGTCCGAGTCCCTTGTTGCCCTCGGCCCCGCGCTTGACCGCATCGACTACGAAGGCCTGTCCAATGTCATCGAGCGCGTCTTCGACATTGCCACCCGCGTGCCCGGCCTCCTTCCCTCGGCCCCACAGGAAATCCAAGGCCAGATGATCAACATCCAGTACGTCTCGATGCTCAAGCAGGCCCAAGATGCCACCGCCGCGGCCGGCATCCAATCCCTCCTATCCCTCGCCGGCGAACTCGAAGGCATCAAACCCGGTGCCATGATGAACATCGACGTCGACTACGCACTTGACAAATTCTCCGCACTGCAAAACAATGATCCTAAGCTAATCCGCAGTGCCCAAGAGTTGGCCCAGATGCGCGCAGAGGAAGCCAAACAACAGCAGGCCCAACAGCAGGCGGCGATGGCCGAGCAGCTATCGAAGTCCGCCGCGAACATGGCGTCGGTGGCGCCACCGCAGGGTCGAGGAGTGGGAGCACAGTAATGGCCATTCGCCACATCACCGTTGACTACGCGGGCAACATCTACGAAGTCACCAATCTCATGGATCGCAATGCCCGCGATACTGACATCGCTGCCGAGGCCACCGCCTGCGTGATCAAACTCGGCGAAGATCGTTGGCTCCCTGAGGACACCGCAAATGTCCCCATTTATACGGTGCATTGATGAAGCTTCGCATTAGCAAAGAAGAGGACCACTTCCTTGTAGACGATCCCACTATCCCGGGATCGCCACCCGTTGGGCGTGGGCGCACGATGCTTGAAGCCATTGGCTCTTGGTTCCACCGCAACCAAGACAAAATGAATCTATCCTTTGATGTTGATGAATCCGCACAGCCCGCTGAGATGGCTCGTCGACAACGTGAATTGGCGAGACGGTGATGCCCGACAACGCAGCCGATCGCAAATCCATCCGCCGCAAGGAAAAGGCCGCTCGCCTCGCCGACACCCAGCGCCGCGAAGTCATCTCCCAGCTGATGTCCACCGAAGCCGGTCGCCATTGGATGTGGGACAAGCTCTCCGAGTGCCGCTGCTTCGCCACCACCTTCAACGGTGACCCCTACCAGTCCGCCTACATGGAAGGCCAACGGGCGATCGGCCTTTCCATGCTGTCCGACTTAATGATCGCCTGCCCCGAGCAATACATTCAAGCCCAAAGGGAAGCCAATGTCCGAAGCACCACTGATGAACGACGTAGCAGCGAGGACGCAGACGGGGGAGATTCTGGATCAGCAGACCCCGATCTCGACGAAATCGACAGAAACGCAGATCGCACCGCAGCCGGAGATTACGGAACAGAAACCGCCCACTGATGGCACTCCCCCCGCTCCCACGCCGCCCGCTGACAAACCCGCCGACGGCACCAAACCGCCCGACCCTGCCACCGGCGCCCCAACCGAGTACGCCGCCTTCAAGGCCCCCGACAACTACACCATCGACCCCAAGCTGATCGAGCAGGCGACGCCGATCTTCAAAGAACTGGGCCTCACGCAGGACCAAGCCCAGAAGCTTGTCGACATCCAAGTCCAGCGCGAACTCACCAACGCCAAGGCTCCGCAGACTGCCTATGAAACCATGCGGGCCGATTGGCAGGCCAAGGTCAACGCTGACCCCGACCTCAAGGCCGCAAACTCCGGCGGCAAGACTGGCCTTGATGCGGTCAAGCTGGACATTGGCCGAGCCCTCAATGCAATTGGCGATGAAGCCCTCGTCGCCGACTTCAAAAAGGCCATGGACATCACCGGCGCTGGCGATCACCCGGCTTTCGTCAAGTCCTTGTGGAAGCTTTCTCAACATATCACCGAAGGCAAGCACGTCGTAGGCGCTGGTCCATCCGCTGCGGGCCAGCAAGCCTCAGGCTCCAAGCCCCCTTCGGTCGCCCATGCCCTTTACCCCAATCTAAAGTAACCGACCCTCAGAGAGGTTGAACGCTAACGCCAGATCGGATACTTGGATGCACTACCAAGCCACCCCTTCAACCTCTCTTAGGAGCCAATTATGGCCACCATCGGCAACGTAGCACTTACCTACGCTGACTGGGCCAAGAGGATGGACGATGGGTACCGCGTCGCCGGTATCATCGAACTTCTCTCCCAGACCAACGAAATCCTCGACGACATCCTCGTCATGGAAGGCAACCTGCCCACCGGACACAAGACCACCGTCCGGACCGGCCTCCCTCAAGCCACGTGGCGCTTGCTGAACGCCGGTGTCCCGAACGCCAAATCGACCACGGCCCAGATCGTCGACACGTGCGGCAATCTGGAAACCTACGCAGTGATCGACAAGGACATCGCGGACCTGAACGGTAACACCGCCAGCTTCCGCCTTTCGGAGGTCCGCGCCTTCCTCGAAGGTATGTCCCAGCAGGTCGCCTCGACCTTCATCTACGGCAACCAGCACGTCAACCCGGAACGCTTCACCGGCTTGGCCCCGCGCTACTCCACCGTCTCCACCGCCAACTCCCAGACCGCCAACAACGTCCTCGACGCTGGTGGCACCGCTAACACCAACACCTCCCTCTGGGGCGTGACATGGGGTTCAGACACCATCCACGGCATCTTCCCGATGGGCAAGATCACCGGACTCCAGCACCGGGACATGGGTGAGTGGCCGGTACAGGACGCGAACGGCAACACCTACCAAGCCTACCGCGATCACTTCAAGTGGGAAGTCGGGCTCACCCTTCGCGACTGGCGCTATACCTTCCGCATCGCCAACATCGACGTGACCCAGTTGACCGGCGTCTCGGCCGCCAACCTGATCAACCTGATTGTCCGCGGGCTCTATCGCCTGCCGACTGCTCCCTCTGGCGCCACCTCGATCCAGACCTCGGACAGCCCCGAAGTCCGCGCCAACATGGGTCGGCTGATGCTCTACTGCAACCGCATCATCCGGACCTACTTGGACCTCCAAGCGATGAACAAAACCAACGTCCTCCTGCGCTTGCAGGAATTCAACGGCAAGGTCGTCACCACCTTCCGCGACATTCCCATCCGCACCTGCGACGCCATTCTGAGCAACGAAGCTCAGGTAACCTGATCGGAGCAAGGCAATGATCCTCGACAACTATCTCATGTTTGACTCGCCCCTTGCTCCGCGCAACTTGGCGCAGGTGGCCGCGACCTACGACTCCACCAACATCGTCGACCTTGGCATCACCTCGGGCATTCCCACTTCCGCAAGTGGTGGTGGCGCCCGCGACATGGGCATTGGCGACGACCCCGCGCTCAAGCTCTTGGTGCAGGTCTCCACAACCTTCACCTCGGGCGGTGCTGCAACCCTTGGCGTTATCCTCGCTGGGGCGATCGACAATGGCGCTGGAGCCCCTGCCGCGTTCACCACGTGGTACACTTCCGCGACCTTTGCCCTGGCCACTCTCGTGCAGGGCGAGCGCCTACTGGACATGGACTTCCCTCGCCCTCCGGCCGGTGTTGCCATTCCGCGGTTCATCAAGCTCCAGTACGTCATCGGCGCTGCCACTACGACCGCCGGTGCCTGCATCTCGGGCGTCGTCCTCGATCGCGATGACAACATCTACAACTCCACCAACAACGCGACGCTCGGCGGATACCCCGCGGGCATCACCATCGCCAACTGAGGACATCCCCATGCGCCTCAAACGTACACTTCTTGCGGGGGCCGCTGTTCTGGCCCTTGCTGGTGGAGTGTTGGCCCAGACTACCATCTACCTCCTCAATCTTAACGGTACAGAAACCGTCGAGATTGCAATCGGTGGTGGTGGTGGCTCTGGGGTCTACACAACCACCGCAGCCATTCGCAATGGCACCTCCTTCAAGCCCTTCTCGGGCCTGACCGGAGTCCAGACCTACACTGCGAAGATCACCGACTCCACGCTGTACTGGGTCGGCACCGCACCCACTTCGTGGACCATCACCACTCCAGCAGCCCCATTCGATGGCGAAATTATCACCCTCGCCACCGACACCACTCTCACCTCTATGGTGACCCTCACCGCCAATACTGGGCAGACGCTGAACTCGTCCTATTCGAGCCAGACCCTGACGGCCAAGACTTCGGTCGAATTCCAGTATTCCGTCGCAACCACCAAATGGTATGAACTGAGGTAACCCCAATGCGCAATCGCCTGCTCTCCACCGCTCTCGGCGTTGGCCTTGCCCTTGGCATTGGCTTTGCCGGAGCCCAGACCATCAACAAGGCCCTCCAGCTGTCGCAGGACGCCACCGGCTCATTCGCCGTTGACTCCTTCCTCGGCATCTACTTCCCGGGCCACGTCCTCTCCCCCACCGGCGGTACTCGCCCCGCCCCCACCGTCGCCGGTATCGCCACCACCACCATCACCGGCACGGACACCGCTGGCGTCATCACCATGGGCACCTCGGCCACCACGGCCATCGCCACGTTCGGCACGGCGTATGGCTCAGTTCCGTGGTGCACAGTGACTCCACAGAACACCTTCGTTGCTGGCACCTCCAGCCTCGCCTACACCCTCGCCACAACCTCGATCACGTTGACCCAAAACTCAACCTCGGGCAACAAGATCAACTACTTCTGCACAAGCAGCAGCTGATGTTCGCTTTAGGACTCATCCTCCCTGTGTGCTTCGTGCCCGGTATCACCGGGGCCACGATCCCAACGCAATGGGTCCTATTGTCGATCATCTTGGCCCTGAGTTTGTGGCGAAGGATTTCGTCGTCCTTCCCTCATGAACTCGGGGCCATCTTTTGCATCTACGCCGGGGCCTCAGCCCTGTGGGCCCACAACATCGGCACCTCGGTCCTCGGCCTGTGGTACATCGCCATTTGGGTTTTGTCCTTTCGGCTTGGGGCGATGGCAATGTCCCTATGCCGTTTGTGGCAAGGACTTGCGGTTGGCCTCTCGGTATCCACCATCGTCGCTGTGTTCCAATGGCTCGGCTTCCAGCCCGTGCCCGTCTTCGGCACCCATCCCTCCGGCTTGCTATTCAACTCCACCCTATTCGCCGCGTGCTGCACCCTTGTCCTGTTAGGCCTCATTGGCCATCGCCTGTGGCTATATACCCCGCCATTAGTGCTGGGTCTTCTGCTGGCTCAATCCCGTGGGGCTATTCTCGTCCTCATCGCCGTCCTCGTCGCCCGCTACGCCAACCGCATTCTGGCCCTTGGGCTATTTATCGCTGCCAGCATCTACCTCAGCATTATCGCAGGCGCCGACGACTCCCTGCGCCTCGCGCTATGGGGTCAAGCCCTGCACCAACTCACCCTCTTCGGCTGGGGCCCCGACGCCTTTAACGACTTCTACTTCATCTTCGCCAACACCCTCTACCACGGGGAGTTCGTCCACAATGACTACATCCAACTCCTCTTCGAGTTCGGGATCGGCGCGTTACCGATATTCGCCATCCTCGCCATGGCTCTTTCATGCACCGCATCTGACGATTGGCCCGTTATCCTTTGCTGGGCACTCTTCGCCACGTTCTACTTCCCACTCTACGCCCCGCTTACGGCGTTCATCGGCTGTGTGGTTGCGGGCCATCTTCTCCGGGGGTTTGATCCTGTTTGGGCTTTCTGCCAGCTGCGGCGACTTGATTGCCTATCGCGGGTTGATCACCAAGAACCAGCAGCTAATTCATCTGGGCTCGGACATCTTCCCGTGGTCGCGCGAACTTCGTCTTTGGAGGGTTGAATGAAACGCTTACTCACCGCCTTCGGCTTCCTGCTGCTCACCACGCTCGGCGCCAGTGCCCAGAACGCCTTACCCCCGGTCAGCACCCAACTAACCAAGTTCTTCTCCGGCACCCAATCCATCACGCGCGCATTCCCAGCCGTCTCGGGCAAGTCCATCTACCTGACCCAGATCGCCATTTCCGGCACTGCGGCGGGAGTATTCACCCTTAGCACTGGCACCGGCACTAACTGCGGCACCAGCACCACTACGCTTTACACCCAAGCCATTATCGCCGGTACTCCAATCTCCGTTGGCGATGGGGCCGGCGCTCTCGCCGTAGTCGGCTCCGGCCTAGATGTCTGCATCACCATCGCCACTCAGTCCCTTAGTGGCTGGGTATCCGTTGCTCAATTCTGAAAGGAACACTCCATGGAAGCCCCCCGCTGGTCACTTCGCAATCCGCACTACCTGAACGTCGAGCAACTTCTCGATGGTACCAAGATCGAATGGGAACACAAGGAAACTGCGCGCGAGTCCGGGCGCACCGTGCGGAAGCTATTCCCGGTACCGATGCTGCTTGACCCCAGAGAGCCCGCCGACTGCAACTACCCCGGCGAAGTGATCGTGGCCCATCACACCGAGGGCGCCCGCAACGAGCCCCGCGACTACATCTTCCACGGCGAACCCACCCCGGAGATGGAGCCCCTGAACGAAGCGGCGCAGGCCCTTAGCGACTCCCTCCAACCCAAGTGGACCCACCCAATCGACTCCCTGCCCGCCAATGGCGGCATGAACGATCGCGAGATGGCGTTCTTCGAGAACATGATGAAGCAGTTCGCTGGTGCGGCACAGGCCCAAGTCCCCAACTCCGCAGTGCCCAAGGCCGAATACGACGCCCTCAAGGAACGCCTCGCCAAGTTGGAGGCCGCCATTGCGGTCAAGGCCCCGACCGACACCGCTCCCGGCCGAAGGGTCTAACCCATGTCCTCCCAGACCGACCTAGATAAAGGTGGAACCAGTCGCCAGTGGGTGCTGACCTATCTTGGTCCTTCGGTCGGCTGGGTTTATCTCCCTGGGCGCAATCAGTTCGAAATCGCCGCCGCGGGCACCTACATCCTCCAGCCCGACACTTCCGTTGTCAATGTGAACGTCAACGGCGCTGTTACCATCATGCTTCCTTCGGCTATCAACCCCAAGGTCCCGGCCGGGGTCCAACCCGCTCTCTGGGCCAAGACTGCTCTCTCAGTAGTCGACACTGGTGGATTTGCCACCGCCCATCCTATCACCATCATGCCCACCTCGGTCGCCGAAACCATCATGGGCCTAGCCTCAGTCCAGATCACCTCCGCCTTCGGCGCCTTCATTCTCTCACCCAACAATACCCTCAAGGGATGGGTTAATTCAGTCCAATGAAAAAGCTCTTTCTGGCTCTGATCCTACTGCTCGCCCCCTCCGCTGCATTCGCGCAGTGCTCTGGCGTATTTGGCGCCAACACCGTTTGCGGATCACTTGCAGGCGGTGTTCCGGGCCAAGTTCCATTTATCAACTAC